GCATCCGCAGTCAATTTTAGAACAGCAAAAAAGTATTGGTGCAAAGCAATTCTTTATTCAATATAGACATATAACCAATCCAAATTACGGTGCATCTGTTGATGAGGCGTTTCTTGATAGGGAGTTTAAGAAGGCTGAAGAAGCGGGAACCGTATCATTGCAAGGATTTTTCGCAAAACATCTAAATGTTGAAACGGGGTTGGCTTTAAAATCGCAACGTTGGACTGGTGCTGACTTCTGGGAAGATGCTGGTGGGGATGTAACCTTAGACTCCATCCTTGAACGCTGCGAGGTGGTCGAGATAGGCATAGACGGCGGTGGGCTGGATGATTTATTAGGATTAGCAATCTTAGGCCGGGAAACAGGCAATGGTAACTGGTTGCTCTGGATACATGCCTGGTGCCACAAGATAGCATTGGAACGCCGGAAGTCCGAGGCACCTAAGTACCGGGACTTTGAAAAAGATGGCGACTTGTCTATAATGGAGATGACCGAGGAAGGCATCAAGGAAGTTGGCGATATAGTCAGGAAGGTTGAGGCATCTGGGTTGCTTGATCGGATAGGCGTTGACCCCTCCGGCATTGGATTAATTGCTGATGAACTGGAAGCCGGAGATGAACAGGGCAATGGTAAAATAGAACATGACCGGATAGTAGGCATCCCCCAGGGTTGGCGGCTAAATGGTGCTATCAAGACAATGGAAGTCAAGGTAGCTGGCAAGAGTATAATTCACGGCAACCAGAAATTGATGGCATGGTGTGTAGGGAATGCGAGGGTGGAGCCACGCGGGAATGCTATATCTATCACTAAGCAGGCATCAGGGACAGGTAAGATAGATCCGGTGATGGCTTCGCTAAATACGGTGGCTTTGATGGCTATGAACCCTGAATCGAAGTGCCAGAAGTCACGATACGCAGGGATGTCAGTTGAACAGATATTAAACGGGGGTGTGCCATGCACGGGTTGATTATATTCATTGCTGTAATCTTGTTATGTTCATGGGCTGGTCGTAGGTTTGTTACATGGTTGGTGGGGAGGTAACGTGCCACTTTTAATTTTACTATTATCAATCATCAGCACATAGAAATGGAGGAATAAATGACCGACCTACCTGCGAAATCCCTACTCCGGCCTGCTAAGGTAGCAGAACTATTATCCGTATCCTTGCCCACCATCTATTATTGGATTAAGGTTGGCAAACTGGAAGCTATTAAACTTCCTGGAAAAACTTTACGAATATCGCGCGAAGTTATTGAAGAATTACAATCACATACGACATTAACTTAAGATTTTTTCTAATTAGTCAAAGTTACTTCTACATTTTTGTGCCATAATCCCCACAAAAGAGCTAATTCTTTTACTTTGTTATGGGTAATGCACTAAAATGGCTCTAAAACAAGCAATAATATCAATAGTTTCAATCGTAGGGAAGCTGGTTGCTATCCTGACTTTTGCTGCTTCTACCATGTGGGATATTTTCGATATTCGCATTGTACTATTCTTTGGTGGACTTTTTATGCTNGGTTACGGGCTTTTTTTGTATCAACCGTGGTTGTCATTTTCCGTGTGTGGTGTAATCCTCATGGCTACCGGCTGGCTGATGGGAGGTAATAGCTGATGTCATTTATGGATCGCCTACCCCGCCCCAAGGCAATGACCAACTACGGACCCACAGATGACCGTTCATACTATCCGGGTGGCAGCTACTACGGTGGCGACTTATTAGGGGGTGGTGCTATCACTTCCGAAAACGCCATGCGACAGATGACTGTTAATAATTGTGTTCGTGTCCTCTACAATTGTATATCCCAAATGCCATGTCATCTAATGGAAGACATTAATGACGTTAAGAATAAGGCAAAAGATCACTACCTCTTCAAGCTCATATGGAAACGGCCTAATTCATGGATGACTGCACCCCAGTTCTTCGGGATGGCTATAGTTCACATCTGCCTGAGAGGTAATTTCTACGCATACAAGTCTCGTATAGGCAACAAGATAATTGCCCTCTACCCCCTCCATCCTGACCGTGTGCAAGTCAAACAGGAAGACGATTGGTCTATAACCTATAAAGTAACCAGCTCTAAGGGACAGAAAGATTATACGCAAGCTGACATTCTCCATATTCGTGGATTATCGTTGGATGGCATTACTGGTATCAACCCCATTGAATACGCTCGGCAATGTGTTTATAATGGTCAATCCTCGGAAACTTTCATTGGTAATTACTTTGGTAAGGGGCTACATCCAGGTGCTATCCTAACCCACCCATTACGTTTAGCTCCCCAAGACCATGCCAACATGCTCGCCGCTTACAAGATCAAGTACGCTGGCCTTAACAATGCTCAAGATGTAATGTTAGTCGATGACGGCATGACCATAGCCTTCCCCCCTATCAAGTTGGTAGACCAGCAGTTTATCGAACAACAGAGGTTCACCGAGTCGCAGATAGCAGGAATGTATGGCGTACCCCTCATCCTAATCCAAGCGGGTTCTACACCAGCTACTTTTGCATCTTCCGCCCAGTTCAAACAGTCATTCGTGGATTTCACCATAGCCCCAATAGCGGTAAATTTTGAATCATCCATCGACCGTGATTTGTTGACCGATACTGAACAAAATACCTACTATTTCAAGTTCAACATGGGTTCATTGCTCCGTGGCAATATGGCTGAGCGGTTTGCGGCCTATGCAATCGGTATCACCAACAAGTTCATGAACCCAAATCAAGCGAGGGCACTTGAGGATTGGAATAGTTACGATGGTGGCGATGTGTACGAGAATCCAAATACAAACACAGCAAATAAAGATACCACTACTCCGGCACCATCGGAGGAAGGAGTGACCAAATGAGATACGCATACCGAACCCAAGCCAACGCACAGGCGATTGCAGCTATTTACAATAAACCCCTCGATAAACCTGAATGGTTCAAGGTAGTAGCCGCTAAGAAGGATGACGAGGAATCGGAGATCCTGATTTTTGACTATGTTGGCTACCCATACAACGATCCCCGCGAGTTTATCCAAGCATTATCAGAGATGGGGAATGTCACTATCCGCATTAACTCTCCGGGCGGGGACGTATTCGACGGGATGGTTCTGGTCAATGCGATTGCTTCGCATAAAGGGATAGTAACTACCCGTGTTGAAGGTTTGGCTGCATCTATGGCTTCGGTAATCGCTGTATCAGGTAAAAAGGTACAAGCCTACGAAAACACTATGGTAATGATCCACAACGCCTGGACGTTTGCTATGGGGAATCAGTACGACATGCAGGACACCGCCGATCTATTGGAAAAAATAGACAGTAATATCCTTGATACCTACCAGAATAAATCCAAAAAAGGCAAGAAGGCCATTGCAGAAATGATGAAGGCTACCAGTTGGATGACGGCTAAGGAGGCTAAAGATCATGGCTTCATTGATGAAATAGTAACTGGAAAATCCGTCAAGGCCAATTTCAACCTCTCTATTTTTGCCAATGTACCAGATAATATTGATGACGACCCACAAGGCCGCGAATTAACCAGAAAAGAAACGGAACGTGCTCTGCGTAACGCGGGTGCGAGCCGAGAATATGCACGAGCTTTGGCTGCGAAACGCGCTGATGTGAGTGATGTAGAAGATCCACCTGTTGTAGTCCCACCCGCAATCATACCGCCGCAAAATCACGATTCAGAAATAATTGCGGCCATTAAATCAAACATTAACATACTTACAGGAGGTAATTAAAATGTCTGAAGAGATTAAGAAACTTATTGAAGATCAGGGGAAAGCCCTTGATACGTTTATGGCGAGTAATGACAAGCGCCTGAAGGAAATCGAAGCCAAAGGCCATGAAGATCCGCTTCTGAAGGCAGAGGTAACGCGGATTGCCGAGGATGTTGCGAAATTCGCCACTATGAAGACCGCACTCGAATCCATTGAGGCCGCAGTAGCCAAGATACAGGCTCCTGGTGCGGGTGGGGATGACAAGAAAAAACCTGTTTACAAATCCATTGGCGAGCAGCTTTTAGATGTGGCAACGGCGGTCAATCCGGATCTGAGTGCTTCAAGGCGAGCAGAGGCAATCACACGACTCGGCCAGGTACGTGCAGATGCGGCTTCTGGTGCCAATGAACTTATCCCCAGTGAGGGTGGATTCTTGGTAGAAACCGATAAGGCTTCCATGCTGAATCTTGGAGCAATTGCTACTGGCCTTTTGTCCCAGCGGTGTTTCCAGGTTCCGTGTTCTGGTGGAAGTAACAGTCTCGAACTCAACCTTATTGATGAAACCAGTCGCGCTACGGGTTCCCGCTACGGTGGCATTCAGGTTTACATGAAGGCTGAGGCTGATACTGTTACTGCATCTAAGCCGAAGTTCCGTGAAGGCACTTGGAAGCTCAAAGATTGTATGGGAATCTTCTATGCTACCGGCGACCTCTTGAAAGATGCACCACAGATGACCGCTGTTGTCAACCGCTGGTTCCCGGCTGAGTTCGGGTTTAAAGTTGACGATGAGATTGTGAATGGTGTTGGTGCAGGTCACCTGTCCGGCATTATTCCTGCTGCTTGTACCGTTACTCAGGCTGTTGAAACTGGGCAGACCAGATCCACTGCTGGTCAGAAAATCTTGTATGAGAACATTGTACGGATGTATGCACGGCTTTTGTCTTCCAGTGATGCTTCCGCAGTGTGGTTTGTAAATCGTGCTCTTCTACCTGAAATTATGTTGATGACGATCAAGGGTGGTACTGCCATGACGCCAGTCTTCCTGCCGCCCGGTGGAGCTTCGGGTTCTCCGTACATGACGTTGCTTGGCAAACCAATAATCCCCATTGAACAGTGTCAGGCACCGGCTACTCCTGGCGACATTATTCTTGCCGACCTGAATGAGTATTTGCTGCTTACGAAGGGCGGCATTGATGCTCAGTCGTCAATTCATGTAAGATTCCTTTACGACGAGATGACCTACCGCTGGATCTACCGTTTCGATGGTGCNCCNATNNGGAACAAGATGCTNACCCCNTACAAGGGTGGNNCNACNGCTGCGCAGGGGCCGTTNGTNATCCTNGCAGCTTCTTAAGTAACTGTATTTATTGACAAATCGGGGAGGCAACCCTCCCCACAAACCATAAGGAGGTAGTAAAATGATTAGCGAAAAATTCAAAATTATCCCGGTAGCTAAGGAGATTGACCTTTCCAGCACCGTTTATACTGATTCCATTTATGCAAAGGATCTCGTGAATAAAGTGACGTTCTGCTTTATTCTCAATACTCTTGCTGGCGCATCGTCTGTTTTGACCGTGTGTTCCGGCGTATCCGACGCAGCTTGTACGACAGCCATGCGATTCAACTATGCCTTTGGTGGTGCAGCGCTTGGTACAGCAACGGCTGGATCTGCCACATCTGCTGATGTTCTTGCGGCTTGGACAAGTGCATCGACCCTTACCCTCACCTACGGCTCCTACAGCAATTTCATGTTGATTGTGGAAGTGGATATTGCCGATATGAATTCTGCCAGTGATCATGATTGGTTGACTTGTAAATTCACTACCACATCAAGTGTTACTGGTACGGTGAGTGGATTTGCGATTGCTGATTATCGTTACCCCGGTCAGGGTTCGGATACGGTTCTGGCTGCTTAATTAACC